CTTTTGGGGTCTCCCCCCAATGGTTGGTGGGGTCAACGATGCGTCGGAACCGGGTTCGGCTGGGTTTTGTCAAGGGTAAATCGTAGTTTGCTGTTGTGAATACGTTTGTATCAATAATTCGTCGACCACTTCCCGACCACTTCCCGGCCTGGTTTGGGTTGACCACTTCCCGACCACTTCCCGAACGGTTGAATCTATGACAGGGACTTCCCACCACTTCCCTGACTTCCCCACTACTTCCCGGGGGCCACTATTCGACCACTTCCCGCTCCCGGTGTCGCCCTCTAGGGCGACCCGGGAAGCAGTCAGCGGATTCTGAAATGTCCACTTCCCGGCTCCGGTCGATGCCGGTTTTGGGGGTTTGTCTGGTAGGTTGCGGGATGTTGAGGTACGTCCTGAGTGACGGTGTTTTGGACGTGACGCTCACACCCACATATGCGTCAGACACCCTTTGAGCCGGCGGAAGCCGGTTTTGTCGTTCCGAATGGAGAATGACGAATCTGAGCCACCTCCATCGCTGGGGGTGCGCGAACCACGGAGGCCGAAGCCGAGGACGCCTTCGCGGGGAGCTGCGGCGGAACCCGAGGTGGAGTTACCGCCTGCGCTCGAGGCGGTCTCGGCGGGTTCCTGCATGAGGAGCGAAGAATGAACATGGTCGTTCAGAGCTCGCTCCGCTGTTCATGCTGCGGCCTGTTCTTCGTCCACGGCGATCTGTTGGACGGGAAGTGTCTGGGCTGTTCGAGGGTGATGCCTCAGATCACGAAGCTGTGCAAGATGGGCGACTGTGACGAGCCTGTCCTGTCGAACCATCATTGGTATTGCAAGCGGCATCGTGAGGAGATGCTGGATAGGCGGTTGCGGCGTCCTGGCTCGAGGCCGAAGTCGCCGAATGTGGCGGCGGAGCTTAGGGAGCGGCACCGGGTGCGCTCCGTGGAGAAGCGCCGCTACGACCAGGTCGTCTATAACCCGGCTTACCGGAAGGTGCGGAAGGCATACGCTGCCAATGTCGATGCTGGCCTGGTCGATTGTTGGCGCTGTGGTGACAGGATTTTGGCTGGTGAGAAGTGGCATCTCGGCCATGTCGATGGTGATCCCACACGGATAGCTGGTCCGGAACATGTCCGCTGTAACTGTGCGACGGCTAAGCGGGATCGGAGGCGCTCGAGTTGATCGAGCCGCGGTTCGCGTGGGCGCCAGAACACGCTAGAACTCTCGGCGACGACGCGATCGCATGGTGGGAGGCGGCTGGCGGCCACCTTTTCGACTGGCAGAAGCTTGTTATCCGGTCGATGCTCGCCCTGGACGCCGAAGATCGGTGGGCGAGCGCCGACGACGGCCTGAACGTCGCCCGCCAAAACGGCAAAGGCGTCATCCTCCAAGTGATCGAAGGGTTTTTCGCGTTCGAGCTCTACTATCCGCTCGTGATCCACACCGCGCATGAGGTTGCGACCGCGCAGGATCACCGTTTGCGGCTCGAGCTGTTCGTTCAGGACACGCCACATCTCCATGCGAAGGTGAAGGATCATGGCGGCTACCGTCACGCGAACGGCCAGGAGTCGATCAACCTGAAATCCGGCTGCCGGATCCTGTTCAAGTCGCGCACGACAGGCTCAGGCCGCGGATATTCGGCGGATCTGCTGGTCTGGGATGAGGCGATGGTCATCAACGACAAGGTTGTCGGCGCGCAGAAGCCGATGACGCGCGCCTCCGCCGCCAAGTACGGATCCAAGACGATTTATGCAGGTTCGGCGGTCGATCGGTTCGTTCACGAGCACGGGGTGAACTTCGCCAGGATGCGAAAACGCGGAATCGAGCACGATCCGCGCGTCTCCTGGCACGAATGGTCTGCCGAAGGCGACCCATCCGAGGTCACAGTCGAGATGTTGAGCGATATGCGGCTCGCGAGGGCCGGGAACCCGTCGATGGCTGACGGTTTGATCTCGGAGGACACTGTTTTGGACGAGATTTCGGGTATGCCGCCCCGAACCGCCGCCGTAGAGCTGTACGGGATGGGTGATTGGCCCCCGACGGACGCTTCCGTGTCGGGTTTGTTCGATGTGAAGCATTGGGCGTCGCTCGCTGGCGATGTGGAGTTGGAGGAGCCGACTTTGTCGCTGGATGTGTCGCCGATCAGGACTTGGGCGACGATCATGGGTGCCAAAAGGGTCGGCGACAAGGTCCATATCGGCCTTGTTCACCGTGAGGACGGGACAGGCTGGATTGTGGAGCGCCTCTTGGAGTTGATTGAGGAGTTGCGGCCGGTGCGGATCGTCTGTGATGAGCGCGGACCCGCCGCTTCGCTTCTCGACGAGCTCGAAGAGGCTGGAATCGAGGTGGAGACCATCGGAACCGTTGAATACACGCGCGCCTGTGGCGCGTTCTTCGACGCTGTGGAGCAGGGAGCGATCGTCCATGACGGAGATCAGGCTCTCGAGGCGGCTGTTCGTGGTGCCGCCCAGCGGACGCTTGCGGATGCTTGGGCTTGGTCGCGGAAGCATTCGCGCTCGGACATCACACCGCTTGTTGCTGCGACGATCGCGTACAGGGCTGAGGCGACACAGGAGAAGAAGAAGCTGTTGGCGGTGTCGTTCGGATGAGGTTCCTTCCCGCTCGCTTCCAGTCGCAGGATCTCGAAGCCACACGCGACCAGACCGAGTTCAGCCTCGACGGGTATATCGCCTACCTCAACGAGTTCATCTACAACGGCAACGCCTACTTCACCCAGGGTCCGCAACAGACGCAGCCCGGCCAGAAGCAGGAGGTCATCGGACCCGCCTACCGGGCCATCACCGACCTCGCCTACAAGTCAGATTCGGTCGTCTTCTCGTGTATGCAGACGAGAGCACGCCACTTCAACCAGGCCCGCTTCCAGTTCCAACGCCTCAGAGACGGACGCCTAACCGACTACTTCGGGACCCCTGAACTTCAACCATTGGAGACGCCGTGGGTTGGTGGCACCACACAGTCACTCCTGACCCGGATGATTATGCACGTCGACCTTGGCGGCAACTGCTTCGTCGTCCGCAAAGGCGACGGGTTGGCGATGCTCAGACCGGACTGGGTGACGATCGTGATCGGGTCGAACACGAACCCGGAGATCGGCGCCTGGGCGACAGACGCCGAAGTGCTTGGCTACGTCTACTCGCCTGGTGGCTACGGAACACAAGGCTACGAGACTGAGACCTTCCTGCCCGAAGATGTAGCTCATTGGGCGCCGATCGCGGACCCGGAAGCACGCTTCCGAGGCATGAGCTGGCTCACACCGCTGATTCGTGAGGTGATGGCCGACAAGGCGGCGACCGAGTCGAAGCTCAGGTTCTTCGAGAACCCGACACCGAACATGGTCGTCAAGTTCGACACTCCCGATCTGAAAGAGTACGAACAGCAAGTCAAGGCGTTCAAAGAAGCGCACCGTGGGCCGCGTAACGCTTTCAAGTGGATGTTCACTGCGGCTGGTGTGGATGCGACCCCGGTCGGGGCGAACATGCAGCAGCTCGACTACCGGCTGGTGACTGGCGCCGGCGAGACAAGGATCGCCGCCGCGGCCGGAACGCCGCCCGTCATCGTCGGCCTGTCCGAGGGGTTGCAGGGTTCGAGCCTGAACACCGGCAACTATCAGGCGGCACGCCGCAACTTCGTCGACGGAGTCATCTTGGACCTCTGGAACTCGGCAGCCGGCGCCCTATCGAACATCATCAACGTCCCAGGAGACGCGAACCTTTCCACCGACCCGCGCGACATCAGCTTCCTCAAGGAAGACGCCGTCGAGCAGGCAGAGATTTTGCAGAAGGAATCCATCACCATCCGTTACTTGGTTGATGCTGGCTACAAGCCGGACACCGTCATAGCCGCTGTCACATCAAACGATCTCAGCCTTCTCGAGCACAGCGGCCTGTTCAGCGTCCAGTTGCAGGCCGCGACCGCTCCGAAGCAGGGATTGTTCGCCGGAGTCCCGGTTCCGAACACGGAACCCGGCGCTCCACCTCCCGCACAGACGGCACCTACGAACGGGAACGGCAACACTCCTCCTGCGCCGCCCGCGCGTTCAGACACGCACGTCCATTTCGACTACGGCGCGTTCCAGCTCCCGGCGGCACCGGACGTGAACATCCATGAGGGCGCGATCCGGGCTGAGATCACAACCCCGGATGTGCATGTGGAGGCGCCTGTGACGTTTGAGGAGGGTTCGATCCAGGCGCATCCGGCCGAAGTCACGTTTGAGGAGGGGGCGATCCGTACCGATGTTGCTGCACCTGACGTCCATGTTGACGCGCCGCAGACGACTATCGAACCGGGTGCGGTTGTTGTGGAAGCTCCGCCACCGGCGAACATCACCGTCGAGCCCACCCGGATCGAAGAGGGCGCCATCCAAGTGAACGTAGAACCGCCTGACGTTGATGTGACGATCGAGCGCGCAAAGAAGCGCCGCGTCGACTACGGAGACGGACGTTCGGCTGTCGTAACTGATGGTGAGGCTCGCCGCATCGATTTCGACGATGGCGATTCGGTGACGATCACCGAAATGCCCGAGGACGAAGACGAGGACGACGGAGCGTGAGCGCGATGGTCTACGACAGCTTCCTGACCAGGTTCGCGCAACGCAACGTCGACTGGGTCCAAGACAACTTCAAGGTCGTGCTCGTAACCAGCGACTACCAACCAGACACAATGGCGCACAGGACACGCTCCGACCTTGAAGGCTTTGAGCTCGGCACCGGACCCGGCTACGACCGCGGCGGAATGAAGCTCCGCGCCCGCCAAGTCGAGCCTGCCGACCCGTCCGGTGTCATGCTCGCCGCCGGCGATGTCGCATGGGACGGATTCACTGGCGACTTCCGTTACGCGATCGTCTGCCAAGACAACGGTGGCCGCAGCCAGGACACGCTCGTCTCCGTAGCAGACATGGGCGACCAGCACGTCGAGAATGCCCGCGTGACGCTCGCCTACTCAGCGGATGGCGTCTGCCTCTTTGCACCAGAGGACAGCTAATGGACGATTGCTGCTGTCCCGTATGCCAACAGCCAGAATGTTCCAACAGCCACGGGGGCGCACGCCATCCAGCCGGATCGATGCCGTCAAGACTCAAGCCAGGAGAACGGGAATACCGCGGATACCAAGACTGGGCGGTTCACCCTCAAGACGCCGTCGATCTACTGCACCGAGGAACCATCACGATCAACGGTCATTCCGCTCATGTGCAGTGGATACACAACGAGGCGTTCGTGACTCAGATCGCCGTCATCCCACAGGAGACAAATGCTTAGTGAAACACCCGGCACGATCGCGCTGCCCACCGCCGAGATCGGCCGTTTCAGCATGTTCATGGTCTCGCTCGCCGGTACCCGCCAGCCGGAGGAGACGCACCTCTCCGTCATGGCCTCTGCCTCGGTTGTCGAGAACCTGAACCAGATCATCCGTCAACTCCGAGATGATGACGAATGGGTCTGGATCCTGGGAGACGACCATGTCTGGCCGCAGGACACGCTGATGTCGCTGCTCGAGGTGATGGACGACAACGACGACATCGACATCCTCGTCCCGCTCGTCGCCAAACGGAACCCGCCCTGGCATCTCGTCATCTTCCACGAAGCCGGACTGCACGAAGACGGCCTGCCGCGCTGGCAACCGTTCGGCTGGGAGGAGATACCTGAGACGGGAGAGTTCGAGGTCGACGCCGCCGGCAACGCAGGAATGCTGATCAGGCGCGAAGTCCTCGACGCGATCGGTGACCCCTGGTTCCGCTCCACCGGAGGCGTGATCCTGAACGAAGATGTCACCTTCTGCTCCGACGCCCGCGCGCGCGGCTACAGCATCTACGCGACCGCAGACGTGACGATGGGCCACCTCGGAATCTTCAACGTGCGACCGCTCTACCGTGACGGACGCTGGGGGGCGCTCACAGAATTTTCGTCACCGGAGGAACAGTTCCGGCATCTGTTCATGCCCGATGTGGAGGGCAAGCACCCGGAGGTCATCGGTGGCCGAGGCTAATTACGAGCGCCATCCAGACGAGCTCCAAGGGCATCCCGTGCACGAGTTGTATCTCGCTGCCGAGCAGGAGCCGACTCTGATCACCGTGTGCGCGAGTTGCGGTCAGATGAAGACGATCCTCTTCCTCAGCAAGGACCGCTGGTTCTGCTTCCAATGCAAGTCCGAAGGACATACGAAACCGCAGCTGTATCCAGTCACTTGAACGCAAAGGAGCACATGAATCATGGCTGAGATTTTCCCGAACGAGGGACTCGACCTCATCTTCGGCATCGTCCCAAAGGATGGTGCAGGGCCGGCCAACACCTGGCTAGGCCTGTTCACCGCCTTCACCGCCTCCACGGTCGGCACCAGTGCTGCCGTGATCGCATCCTGGTCGGAAGTGTCGAACGCCGGCGCCTATACGCGGCAGACGATCTCGAGTTCGTCGTGGGGCACCGTAGGCACCACACAGTCTGGGCGAGGCTCGGGTGCCGCACAGGTGACGTTCTCCACGGCTACCGCCGTCTGGGGGACCGTCAACGGCTTCTTCGTCGCCAACTCGCTCACGAACGCGGCCGGCAACCTGTGGTTCGCCGCCAACTTCGATGACACGACGGCTGTGGTCATCAACACGAACGACGTGATCAAGGTGACACCTACCTGGGTCTACACAGGATGATGGAGTTCAATAGCGGTGCCGGGCCGCCATCGGACTGCGGCGCACAACAGCGACCCAGCGCAAGGAAGGTTATGCCATGAAGACCGCACTCGTATTTCTGTTGCTCACGGCAGTTCTCGTCGCCATTCCGACCGCCTCAGCGCACAAGCCACCGCCGCCGCCGCCACCATCGACGGCAACGCTCGCGTTCTCGCCGAACCCAGTCTATGAGTACGGCATCTTCGCGGTGACTGGTTGCGGCTACCCGCGTTCCACGGCGCTAACTCTGGTATTTGAAGATTCGGCGTCGCCTTACCCGTACGAGTATTTCGGAGCCTATGCTGACACCTCGGGGTGTTTGGTGTATCCCCCCCCGTACACCGGCACTTTGTCGTTCCAGGTTGACGGTGGCCCCGGTTCGACCGTGGAGATTTCGATCTGGCACGGCGTCACGATGCTGGCTGACGCTGTCGAGTCTGTGGTGGCGTACCCCTAGTGGCGCGTCTCTACATGGCCGGAGCCGAGATCGATGGGGGAGCCTCCACGGCCGCTCAGAACACCGGGCTGGATGGAGTCAAGGCCGGCACGGGAACATTGACTCGCGACACCAGCGTCTTCCGCAGCGGGGCAGCGTCCTGGAAGTTCGACTCCACCGCCAGCAATCTTGCCATCTCGGTTTCTCCTCCAACTCCCACGTTCGTAACAGCGACCTCCTATTTCCTACGCGCCTATTTCCTGATCGGAGCGAATATCGCTCTCAACTTGCGGCCGATCCTCGCGTTGGGGGGCAGCAGCACCAACCAGGAAATTACGGCTGTCCTCCAGGCGGACGGCACCGTCTTCCTCCAGGTGAGTGGAGCACGGCAGGGGTCTTTTTCCTCCGTTATTACGGCCGATGGGATCTGGCATCGCATAGAACTCAAAGGGACGGTCACCTCTACCAACTGGACGGCAGCCGAACTCCAGATAGATGGCGTGTCTATCGCTACATGGTCGGGGACTCAGGCGTTCACCAATGGGGCCAACTGGGGATGGTTTCTCAGCGCTCCCGGAGCTAACAAGACGATGAACGTGGACGATGTGGCCCTGAACGACTCGACCGGAGCCACTAACAACACTTGGTGCGGCGATGGCGCAGTCGTGCTCCTCGTGCCGACCGCAGACAGCGCGAAAGGTACGGGCTGGACGAACGACGCCGCAGGAACGACCAACTTCTTCAACGCGACGAAGAACACGCCGCCCACCGGGATCGCTGACACGACAGGTGGATCCGGCCTGCACCAGATCCGCAATGCGACATCGAATGCGAACTCCAACTACGACGCCACCATGACCACCTATACGGCGGCAGGCGCCGGGACCGGCGCAACCGTCAACGCCGTCCTGCCTGTGACTGCGACAGCGGCTCCGGTCACGACGAGCTCGAAGCAGGGCACAGTTGGCGTCGTCTCCAACCCCGCGATCACCAATATCGCTTTGGGCGCGACTGGCACAGCAGGAGCGTTCTGGTCAGGACTCGCAGGAGGCACATACGGGGCAGGCTGGAAATGGTCTCTCGGCACCATGACCCAAACGCCGACCGTCACGCTCGGCACCGCCCCCGTGATGCGAATCACCCAGGTCACATCATCGACACGCATCGCGGATGTTTGCTTCATGGGCATGTATGTCGACTACACGCCGGCGGCAAGCGGCACCACTTACACGAAGGCTGGCTTCGGCAAGGAGTCCGCCTAAGTGCCAAGGGCGTACGGGTTCGACGAGTGGCTACTCAACAAGACCGGCTTCGCCGACACCGATGCTGACGGTCACGCAACCAACAACAAACTCCTCAACAAGACCGGAACTGGACAGGTCGGTGCTAACGGTCACGGCTTCGACAACCTCATTCTCAACGAGACCGGGTTTGGTGAGGCCGGTGCCGACGGTCACGGAGCGGATGCCGACTTCCCATCCGAGACCGGGTTCGGCAAGGCGGGTGCCTTCGCGTCCGGCGCAGACAACTTCATCCTCAACAAGACGGGAACGGGGAAAGCTGGCGCGTTTGCTGCGGGTGTCGAGGTTCTCTTTGACTCCGATGGTGGCTTCGGCAAGGCCGGAACGCTCGCCAAGGGTTCCGACAACTTCATCCTCAATAAGTCGGGCATTGGTAAGGCTGGGGCATTCGCTGAGGGAGTTGAAACCGAGTACGCAACCGAGACCGGCTTCGGAGTGGCAGGCGCTGATGGTCATGGCGCTGACGTCGATATTTTCAGCGAAACAGGCTTCGGCAAGACCGGAGCATTCGCCGCTGGTCAGAGCGCCTCTATCTTTGTTGAGAGCGGTTTCGGAGAGGCTGGCACATTCGCGGCAGCCGCGAGTGCGTCTATCGACGTCGACTCCGGCGTCGGGATCGTGGGCACTGTCGGGGCAGGCGCCTCACAGAAGATCAGTGGCGGCGGCACCACCTACACGAAATCTGGATTCGCGACGGTCGGAGGCTTCGGCTCAGGCGCGGATGTTGACCAGCCCACCGAGACAGGATTCGCCACCGTTGGTGCAACTGGCAGCGGCAAAGACAACTTCATCCTCAACAAAACAGGATTCGGTCAAGCAGGCACGTTCGCGTCCGGGCCGGAACTCAACATTCAGACTAAGGCTGGCTGGGCTACCGCCCACGCGCAAGGAAGCGGCGCCGATGTTGACATGCCCAGCGAGACCGGAGCGGGAATCGCCGGTCTGGTCGGTGCAGGCCTAAGCGCCTCCGTTTTCGTCGAGACAGGCTTCGCTGATACGGCGGCGTTCGCAGCAGGAGCGTCCCAGTTCATCTCTGGTGGCGGAGTCGTCTACGAAAAGTCTGGCTTCGGCGAAGTCGGAGCGTTCGCTTCCGGATTCATCAACATCGACGTTGAGAAGACGGGGACAGGAATCGTCTCCACTTTCGGATCGGGCATAGAGAGCGGCGCCGAAAAGGAACCGTTCTTCGGCGGCATCATCAGCGCCAAACGGCCTCCGATCAGGACCGTCCAACTCCGACCACGACACGCAACAGTCATCGTCACCGCGTTCGCGCCGCGCCTCACCATCACCGAAACACCAGGAACACCCATTATCAGAGCACAACCGTTGGCTCCGATGCCGACCCTCATCTTCCAGGCCGCAGCCGTCTCGAGCGAGACGCTCGGCGAACTGCCACGCAGCAAACGTGAACTGATCGACAGGATCGTGATCTACGACACCGTATGACCGGGACAGCACTCCATCATCTAGCCCACCCAGAGTGGGTATTTCTTTGCCCGCGAAAGGGGGCTCACAGATGGAACTGACCCGCGCACAGTGGACCAGCGCATACATGGACGACCTTCCCGACAGCAGCTTCCTCTACATCGAGCCGGGAGGCAAGAAGGACGGCGAGGGAAAGACGACTCCGCGCTCGCTGCGCCACTTCCCGGTCAAGGACGCACAGGGCAACGTCGACGTCGCCCACGTCCGCAACGCGCTCTCCCGCATCCCGCAGTCGAACGTGCCGGCCAGCGCGAAGGCGTCGGCGACAGCGGCAGCGCAGAAGATGTTGAAGTCAACGAGTAGGAGCGACATGGATACACCACCCCGCGACGACCTCGTCCGCACGACGAGCACCTTCGAGTTGAAGAGGTCGGAGGGTAGTGACATGCCGATCCTCTCAGGAACCGCAGCCGTCTTCGGAGAATGGACCGAGATCAGGTCCAGCTACGAAGGCCATTTCTTCGAGCGGTTCATGCCGGGAGCGTTCAAGAAGACGATCTCGGAGAACAAGAGCAAGATCCGTTGCCTATTCCATCACGGACAAGATCCCTCGATTGGGTTCAAGCCGCTGGGTCCGATCACGAAGCTCGCTGAGGAGAGCGGCGGACTCCGCTACGACGTGCAGCTTCTCGACACCGACTACAACCGCAGCCTGATCCCCGGCCTCGAGGCTGGCCTCTACGGGTCCAGTTTCCGGTTCGGCATCGTCCGCAAAGACGACGTCCGTTCGCCGAAGCGGTCAGCGTGGAACCCGAAGGGCATCCTCGAGCGGACGATCAACGAGTCCTATCTGCGAGAGCTCGGCCCGACGCCTCTGCCCGCCTATGCGGGAACGAGCGCGGGTGTCAGGAGCCTCACGGACGAGTTCGTTCTCGGCCGCTTCCCGACAGAGGAGCTGCTCCGCAGGCTGCTCGGCGGCGAGGACCCGACAAGGGCCGACATCGAATCGGTGTCGATCCTCACCCAGATGTACCAGTTGGGTCAGGCGTTCATCTCAGTCGAAGATGATCCCGATGACGCACCCGACATCGCAGCCATGAACGCGATCCTCAACAGCCTTGGCGACCTCATCTCCGTTGAGGCGAAGGAAGACGAGCAGGATGAGCCTGCCGACGCAGATGAGATGATGAACAGCGCCGAAAACGCTGTGACCGCACCCTCCAGTGACGCCGTCCTGACGGGCACGTCCGAATTGTGGAGAGCCGCAGATAAGGACGAGCCGACCCCGCTCTGGGGTCTCGATCGGGACGAAGAGGAGGTGGCGCCAGCATGGCGTCTGTAAGCCAGCTTCACGAGGAGTGCGGAGAGATCCGTTCCTCGTTGAAGGACATGGAAGCCGAGTACGCCGGAGAGGCGTTCGACGACGACGCGAGAACTCGTTGGAACACTTACAACGAGCAGCTCGAGGAGAAGGAGGGTCTTATCAAGGAGTTGGAGGCCCGCCGCTCCCGCGTCGAAGAGCTCGAAGGCAGCACGGCCAACGTGGAGAGGGAGCCGACCAGGGCGTCCTTCAACACGCGCAAGGCGTCGGTCGTCCCTGACGACCCGACCGCCTTGGAGGACTACCGCACCAGGGCGACATCGCTCGACGATCTCGAGCAGGGCTACCGTGACGGTGCCCTCAAGATCATCGACGAG